AAACCAGATGATATGGCCAAAAAAGAAGCTTCTCCAGAAAAAGGCTCTCCATTAAAAAGCTTCATTGATAGAAAAAAGAAGAAGGCTAAAGAGTATCGTGTTGAGATTGCGAAGTCCGAAACCGTTAACTGCCCTGACTGTAATCAAACTATTTTTGGTAAAGGATCGTTTTCTTGCTGCCTTTGTTACGGCCAAGATCAACATAAGAAAATTTGGATTAAAAAATCAGAAGAAAGCATTCAAATCAGATTTTCTCGTGATTGGGATCAAGAGAACGTTCAAATGCTTTTAGAAACATTGAGAAAACAAAATGGAAAAGATTAAGCCAGGAATGATCTTTATTGCGGTAGACGGTGACGGTATCGGCAAGATGGTCGGTCGTGCTGTTATTGCTAATGATGTTGAAGAACTACATAAGGTATCTAGTCGCATTGATGCTGCTCAGGCTCATATCGATAACTGGTGCAAGCAAAACGATGGCGTTAAAATCTCAGGTGGTGGCGATGAAGCTACCATGGCTATTCCTGCTGAAGCCAGAGAAAAAATTAAAGAATTAAGAAGTCAGATCGAAAAATCCTTTGGTTATACAATTTCTGCCGGTGTAGGCAAAAACCTTTCAGAGGCTGGAACTGCACTATTGGTTGCAAAACTTCGTGGCAAAAATAGAATCGTTTATTTTAATAAACATATTAATGATGATATTAAAAAAGCCAAAAGACGAGTAAAAGAAAAAAGAGCGACACAAGAAGAGTATAAACTTGCTGAAGCTTATTTGGAAAAGAGTGAACTTATGGTGTGCAATTTACATAAAAGCAAACTTTGTGCCCTTCACAAAAATGAAGATGGTGCTCCTGCCCCAAAAAAGAAGTGTCCTGAACATAATGACAATGAAGATGCTCGTACAGATGACTGTCAGTTTTGCCAAGACTTAGATGCTCAAGAAAATGCCGATGGAACTGCTGGTATGCATGACGACTGTCCTGCTTGTCAAGAATTGGACCAAACAACTGCAAGTGCTAATGCCAATGAAGGTCATGACGACTGCCCTTACTGTAATGAAATGCAATCATCTCAGCAACATGATGACATGTGCGACTGCCCTTGGTGCGCTCAATATGATCAAGATCAAGAAGGCATTGTTGAACAAAACGGTGATCCATCTCATCCAGATAACTGTCCTCAATGCCAAGAACTCTACGGTGACGCTATAGAAAGTAATCCAGCACAAACTGGTCAACAAGATCCTAATTTACAAGGTCATGAGACTGCGGAAGAAGTTCTTAATCTACTTGATCAAGAGCCGGGTTCTGGAACGGAAGATCCTACGGCACAAGCTCGTCAAATTGATAATACTGAAATGCCTCAAGGCGATGCAATGAAAAATAATGTTTCTGTTAAGTCCAATTTTGGACCTGCACAGGCGCAAAATGTTTCAGATGCCGATAAGGATTTCCAACAGCAAACTGATCAACAATCAAATGAAGATCAGCCAGACATGATGGGCGTTCTTCAAGGTGGATTACAAGATAATCAAGATCAGATTCAACGTGATAAAGTTGTTAATATGGTGTCTCAAACCCTTCAGCAATTTAAAGCTAACAAGCAATCATTAGAAGCGACAAAAGATCAGAATCAAGGTTTGTATACCTCTTGTATTCAGATGCTTAAATCTATGATTGAACTTTGCAAGCTTTTAGGTCTTGAGCCATCAGTGCCACCTACTCAGCAACAAGGTGCAGATCCTCAACAACAATCAGCGCCACCAGCAGTAAATCCAATGCAACAAAAAGCGGCTCCTGCGGAGGGTGCCGCTCCAGACCCAAAACCCCAGGGCTAGGTGGAGCGATCTCATCTAGCAAACTTTCTGCAAAACACAGTACTCCGCATATTGCCAAGGATCCGATTCCTGAAGGCGGCGTAAATGGTAAAGGCCAAAAGAAAATAACGGACGAGAACGGTAAAGTTCGTTTTATTGACATGAAAGAGGGACGCGTATTAGGTCCAAATGGAGTACCTGTAAAAGGCTAATATGTCTATTTTTAAAGTCACTTTAGATGTATCTGGACTCACTCAATTTCTTGAGAATTTCAAGAAAGAAGTGATTGCTGATATGAAGAAATCAATAAAGGGACTTGCTGTAGATACCCAGACTCACATTGTCGAGGAAGCGAATAATAAATTAAAATCTAGTCGCAAGGATTATTTGGAGAATTTATCCCAAGCTGAAAAGATTGATGACTATTTATGGGAGATCACCTTAAAAGCAGATGCACAATGGATCGAACAGGGATTACCAAACAATTTTGATATGAAAAAAGGTCTGCTTAATACGGTAAGACCTGGAGCTAAGGGACAGATCAAGACCGGTAAAGATGGAAAGAAATACAGAGTCGTAGCTTTTGATCAGGCTACAATGCCATCTGAGATGAGTAGCAATGAAGACAAACTCAAATACCAACAAGAGCTTGTTAAAAAAGTTAAGTCAGAATTAAGGAAAAGAGAAATCCCTTACAAAAAATTAGAGTTGGATCCAAAGACAGGGAGTCCAAGAGTAGGTAAGTTACATTCGTTTGATATAGAGAGTGGGATTCCAGGGAAAGGCAATACGCCTGTTTTACATGGACTCTCAGTGTATCAAACGAAAGACGAGACTACTGGAAAAGTAAAGAGAAGCATAACCACCTTTAGAACCGTTAAAGAAGGTCAAGACGGTAAATGGATTCATCCAGGTCTAGAAGGTAAGAAATTCTTTGATGAAGCAAAGAAATGGGCTGAAGATAGATGGGAAAAAGATATTTTACCGTCATTGATTTCTAAATACGAAAGTAGATAATTATGTCTTTATTTTTAGGCGACATCAGAATTAAGACTGCAATCGAACTTGGTCTCGAAGATATCCAAAAGAATGCTTGGATTATTAACGATATCCTAGGCGATACCTTGGCCAATCCGTATCTTCGTGAGCGGTACGGATCTCAAATAGATTCGTGTAAGCAATGGATTGCCAACAATAGAATCAATATCTTTCTATCTAATCGTGATGATAAAATGGAATTCCCTTGCGTAGTCATTCAGCTTGGTACCAGCAACGAAAAAGCGGACATGAAACACATGGGTGATTTAAGCGTTGAAAAAGTACGCTTGATGCCAAACAATATTAATAAACCAATCCCATACGTAATCAAACCACTTTCTGGTAGTTATGATCCAAATACTGGCGCATTCACTTTTTCGTCAGATGTAGAAATTGCACACGTAAATGCTGGTATGATTCTTGTAGATCCTGCAACCGGTAATGGATATCAGATTCAAAGTGTTACTCAAGTGAATGCCGTAAATCTTCTTCCTAAATTAACTTTATCGGCAGCAAAATACGGCGTCATTCCAGAATACCAGTTTTATGAGACACGAATCGGACATACGTTCATGCAAGAGCCCTATAAAATTACTTGCAACGCCTTAGACCAACAGACCCTTCTTTGGCTTCATGCGATCACTTCGTACTCACTTCTTAGATACAGACAGGCACTTCTTGAGAAAGACGGATATGCAGAAAGTTTAATTTCTAGTAGTCCTATGTACCCAAATCCAGACTATTCAGATGCTGGACAGGTAATTTGGTCCAGGGATATCGAGATTACCGGCCAAGTTGAGAATAGATGGTATATGCAGCCTCACCGCATCGTTGAAAATATTGAGATGGGTCAAGGAGATGGCTATACAGGGGGAATCAAGATTATAAGCAATATAACTGATACCTTCGAAGATCTAGATACAGTTAATTGGAGTACTTTGGCCGAAATTGCTCGTAGAGGCGATGAATAAAACAATCTTAGGAATATATGTCCAAGCAATACACTCCTAGAGAGGTAGCCATAAAAATTCTTGAGAAAGCTGAGGAACTGGCTAAGTCTGCAATAGGCGGTTTGAAGCAAACTCAGGTGGCACCGGTTCCTGGGGTGATTAGTCCGAGTAACAACAATTCGGCTAGTCCTATGAAGGTAGGCTCTCAAGCGGTTGTAAAGACAGCCAAACCCAAGAAATTGGGTGGAGCAATGGACAAGCCCAGCGTGTTTTTTGGTAAAAATGAGGATTTTAAAAACATTAAGAAGCCAAGTATTGAGAATTTAAGGATTTTTTTAGAGAAACAAAGAAAGAAATAATTTAATCCAATCTTAACGATTATGGAGACCCACTATGTCAGATAAAAAATTTACTCCACAAGAGGCGGCTGTTTTAGTTCTTAAAAAAGCCGAAGAACTCTATAAATCCTCTAGCCTAGCTAAAGGGGATTGGGCTAAAATTCATTCCAAATTGAAACGTGAAGGCTATTCTGAAGAGAGTGCCGACAAAATCGATGGGGCTATTAAAGCCAAAATGAATAAGTCCGATGAACAGGGCAATAACCCTGATGCTGCTGCCGACGCAAAACTTGGTGAGCAAGTTGAACAAGACGTGCAGCAGCACGAAGAAAGCAATTCAGATCCAGCTCATGGCCAAAAAGAAATGAAAGGTCATATTAAATTGGCTAAGTTTGTGGGTCGCATGGAGCACAAAAAAGGTCTAGCTAAGGCTGAGGAAGATGCCTCTAAAATGAGTGGAAAAACAGGTATGGTACGCGCAACAACTGAAAGTAATCAAAATCAAGTTGGTGTAAATCAGACAGGAAATAACGGTCGAAGCGGTGGAATGAGTGAAGCAGGAAATTTAGTTAGAAATGCTGCACATTCTATGCCTAAAAGAGCTGCGGAAGCAATTGGCCGAGCTAAACAAATTCATTCAGATACATTGGGCTCATTGAAAGCTCAACCTAAACCAAAGCTTCCAGGATAATATAATGGCTAAGGAAAAGAAAAATCAAGAATTTAAATCAGACGACATGAGCTTAGAAGAAGCTCGTCAATGGAGAGCTTCGCTTTATAAGCCAACTCCAAAGGTTTTAAATGAAGATCAAAAAAGAGAAGCTTTTCGTATTTTTTGGGCTGCAAATAAGTCTAAGTATGAAAAAGCTAGATCTATTGAAAAAGCGCTTTGGCTACATTTAAAAGCAATCAATATGGATTCGCCAGAAAGTTTTGCTAACGGATTAGCTAATTTTGGCCTTAAAAAGATTAAGTAATAGGAGATATTAAGATGTCACAAAGAATCGTCACCCCATGGTTAAATACAAATGTTCCAGGCGCTTACACCAATACTACGGTGATTTCAAATGCATCTGGATTGGCTACTTCAGGCGTAGTTCTCATTATGGGAGAAGCTGCTGGTGGTCCAGACTACACTAAAGTCACTTTAGCGAATAACTTTTTCGGTCCTTCTGCAATCAATACTGTTAGAAGCATTTATACTTCTGGTCCAATCGTTGATGCTTTCACTGCATTAGCTGCTTCAAGCAATGATCCAGATATTACCGGCGCTCCTTCTTCAATCTACATTGTTAAGACCAATAAAGGTGCTCAAGCTTCTTCTGCTATTAACACTCACTCAGCATCTGTTTACGGAACCTTGCAAGCTTTAAATTACGGTGTTGGTGGAAACCAATACAGCTACACAATTACTTCACTTCAAGCTGAAGTTGCTCCAATGGTTGATGGAAATACCATCACTTCATACAGTGGTCTTTCTGGTGCTGCATTTACAGTTCGAGTTAACGGTGGTCCAGCTGTAGTTATTACTCCGAGTGGAACTATCACCAACGTAGCCACTCTCGTTACTTCTTTGAACACAGCTTTCACTGGTGCTTCAGTAAACTTAGTTGCTGCTCCGGGCACTGCTTCAAATACTATTTCAATCAGCGTGCCAGCTGATGCCGCTGCTTATGCAGCTGGATCTGGAAAATCATTCGAGTTAATCGATTCTACTCCAGGTGATTTAGCCGCACTTGGACTTACTGCTGGCACTACCTTCTCTTCTGAAGAACCTTCAGTTGAAGTTAAAATCGTTAACTCTAGCGCAAACGTTAATCAGACCTTCAATATTGCTCCAGTAATCGCTCTCTCAATGGGCTATGAAGGAACAAGCGGAACTGTTACTGTAAGCTCCACTATGCTTACTACCACTGTAGTAGGTGGAACTGGATCAAATCTTTCTATTGAATTGAGCCAATTCACTACTATCGGTCAATTAGCGGCTTTCATCAATTCTCAACCAGGATATTCTGCTAGTGCAAACGCTGCAGTAAATTCAACTCCTCCATCTGCTCTTGACGAAGTTACCGCTGTAGGTATCGCTTCTTCTTCAGGCGCTCAACCAGGACGTATTAAGAACTCTGTTGCTGCTTTCGAGGCCGCTCTTGCTACCTCTACCGCAGTAAGCTTCAGTAATACTGCAGTTCAGGGCCTTCCTGATCCAGCTGCTCTTACTTATCTTGCTGGCGGACAACTTGGACCTACCCTTGCTGCTGATATCGTAAACGCAATTGCTCAATTCGCGGGAATTCAAGTGAACATCATTGTTCCATTGTTTTCTCAAGATGCAAGTGCAGACATCGCTGCAGGTAACACAGATCCAGGATCTACTTACACTATCGATGCGGTAAATGAGTTGTTGAAATCTCACTGTATTCAGTATTCAACTCCTACTCTTAAACGCAATCGTATGGCGATGTTGTCAATCAATGATACTTACGCAAACTGTAAAGTTCAAGCCCAAGAGCTTGCTAACTATCGTTGTACTTTAGCTTGCCAACAAGTTACTCAAATTAACTCTGCTGGTGTTAGCACACTGTTCTTACCTTGGTACGCTGCTTGTTTAGCTGCTGGTATGCAAACTGCCGGTTTCTATAAATCAATCTGCAATCATTTAACCAACGCAATTTCTTTCCAAGATCCTGCTGGTTACAATTCTGGCGATCCAGATGATGTCTCTGATGCTTTGACTGCAGGACTTCAAGTTCTTGCTCAAAACACTTCAGGTATCCTTTGGGTATCAGATCAAACCACTTACGGATTGGATAGCAACTTTGTATACAATTCAATTCAAGCAGTTTATCTCTCTGATATTCTGTCTCTTGACTTAGCACAAAGTTTCCAAACCGCAATCGTTGGTAAATCTGTAGCAGATGTTTCTGCGGCTTCAGCTTTAAGCTTCTTACAACAACGTTTTGACTATTACAAAAAACTCAAAATGACTAGTAGCTCAAGCGATGCACCACTTGGATATAAGAACGCAAGCATCCAAATTCAAGCTCCATCTATGACCGTGAACGTGGAAGCAAAACTTACAACCAGCATTTACTTCGTAGCAATCAATCTTGCTCTTAGTGCAGTGCAACAATCTGCGTAATTTTTAAGGAGAATAGTATATGGCAATTATTGACGATTCTGGAAGAGGCGGGATTTCCGCTGCAGCATCAAAAGTTATTACCGGTGGTCGATCAGTTGTATCAATTGACAACGGATCAGGTCCACAAGTAATTGGTATTTTTGACTCTTGTCAAATTAGTGAAAGTATTTCTTCTGAAGATATCCATCTTCTTGGTCGATATTCACCAGACGAGATTACATTGGTAAGTTACAATGCCGTTAACGTGGCTTGTACCGGTTTCAGGGTTTATGGTTATGGAGTGAAAGCTCTTGGTCAATTTCCTACATTAAATCAGTTATTGGGTTTGGGCCCTTGCACCATAACTATAGCTGATAGGGAAAATCCGTCTGGGGCTGCTATGGCGACGATCATTGGATGTCTTCCAGATACTAACTCAAACAATTTTCAATCTCGTGCCACGAGCAAAATCAATATAACTTACAAGGGGATAGCAGTAACTGATGAGTCTGCGCCTAATGATTCTGAGGCCGGAGCGGTCTCTCTTCCTTAATATTAGAAAAAATAATAATGTATCACTTTATGCCCTGTATACTTAACTGTATATGGGGCTTTTTATTTTCCGTTTTTGTAATTTTAATTGACTTATAGAGGAAAATACCCTAATCTTATAAGTGTATGAAAAGCAAGAAAATGCCCAACGGTTACTGGACAAGAGAACGAATCCAAGACAAGGCGAATAAACACATTAGGAGAGTAGATTTTATTAAAAGTGATTACGCTGCTTATAGAGCGGCCAAAAAACAAGGGGTAGAATTCTTAAATACAATTTGTTTTCATATGGCCGCCCCTTTGACTGCCAAATATTCGGATGAAGAATTGATTTGTGCAGCAAAATTGTACAATAGGCGCGGGGACTTTAAATCATTGAGCCCCAAAGAATACGGCGCATCTTGCAATAGGGGCAAAGATTTTCTAAATTTAATTTGTAACCATATGGATGCGTCGTTAACTGAAGCCTATTCAGATGAAGAATTGATTGAAAAAGCCAAAAAATACAGCAGGAGAAGCGATTTCTCAAAAAATGATTCTGGCGCTTATATTGCGACCCATAAAAGAGGGTCTATTTTTTTTGAGAACGCCTGTTCTCATATGGAAGCCTCTTTGACAGAAAGTTATAGTACTGAAGAGTTATATGGCATAGCAAAATTACATAATAGACGGGTAGATTTCGAAAAAAACAATCCAGGAGCTTATGCGGCTTCTTGTAAACATAAAGAATACGAATCAATGTGTTCTCATATGGACGATCCTATTACAGAAGCTTATACTTTTGAAGAAGTCCGAGACATAGCATTGTCTTGTAATTCTTATCATGAATTCAAAAAGAAAAGTAATGGAGCATATAAAGCAGCAAAAAGAATGGGCGTGTTAAACGAAATACGTTCCCATATGGAGCAATTACATGGAACTTCCATACCAGAAAAAGAAATGCTTTCCAGTGTATTACTAATACATCCTACCGCTAAAAAAATAAAAGATATGACAGTAAAAATTGAAAGTAAGCCCTATATTAGGGGTTTCGATATTGATATTTTTGT